AATTCACAAACATTTTGGAGGATTGAAAATAATTTTCTAAACTCAAAAATCTCAGAAAAAAGTGCACGCTGCAGCGACGGTTGCTGTATAAGAGGCGGACTAATAGTTCCTGTCTCAGAAGACCTTGGTGCCCTAGACTTAGCTAATAGCAATACAATTACAGTAACTGAGATGTGAAAATTCACAAACATTTTGGAGGATTGAAAATAATTTTCTAAACTCGCGAAGCGGCTGACCCATACTTGCCCGACGCCCTGTTGGCGGATGACAAGGATGCGTACTCTGTCCTTGGTTACTAACTATCCTTGGTTACTAACTATATATACTGGCCAAAATGGTTGCAAGTCCATCAAAAAACTTGCTTTGGTGGAGGGTTAAAAATATGAAGCAAATAGCAACTACCTTGTCCGGTTTCCTATAGATACCACCCTCACATATGGTAAGAGCCATTCCATTTATGCATGCTGCGGGGCGCCGAGATTACGCCAAGGTAGGGAGACTGATCGCCACTGGTACAAATGTAAACAGCGCAGACCCATCAGGTGTCACAGCTCTGCATTATGCAGTAAAGAAGAATGATACCAGAATGGTCACCATTCTACTACAAGCACATGCAAATCCCAACGTCAGGACTGGTTGGGGAGAGACCCCTCTACTAAATGCAATCAGGAATGCAAATAGTTACCTGATAACTGCTCTTCTGGATGCAGGTGCAGATGTGAATACTGGGAACGCGTTCAACGAAACAGCTCTGGGACTAGCTATATCAGCCAGAAACCAGTCACTTGTAAAAATGCTGCTGGACAATGGTGCTGCAGTGACGCCTTCTCAGGGAACAAGTCCTCTCATTCACGCTATCAGGGCCACCGCAAGCATTGAAATGGTAAAAATGTTGTTGGATGCAGGTGCAAATATAAATGATACCTGTATCATTACAGAGCTGAAAGCGTTTGCACTAGCGGCCTCTTACAGTCGCATCTCCTTGCTTGATCTTTTTCTGAGCAGAGGTGCGGACATAAACTGTACGGACTCAACGGGTGATACTGCTCTGCATCGTGCATCCCGCCACAATATTTCGGAAGTGGTCAAATATCTTCTGAAAACTGGAGCAGACATACACAGAGTGAACTTGAAAGGAGAGACGCCTCTATCAATAGGGAACAAGCTTGTCGTTCGCCATGCTGCTAAGTCACAAGTGCGTGAGATTGCCCTAGCATTGCGTCATACATTGCCCATTCACCCCCTTCTTGCCGTGACAAATGTAATTGTTGGCAAAGCCTTGTCGCGTGGAGAACAGGATAGAATACTGCGAGTGGTACCAGTGCCTCGCTACACTAGGTTTGGTCTTGGTCATCATTATAGTTCCTGACTCAATGTGGTGCCTCAGAATATCGTCCAGAGAATGTATCTGGCTATAGTATAGTATAAAACTTAGTGTGAAATATGGTCTCGGTCGGCTTGATTGTTCTACCATTCATATTGCTGATTATCAGTTCCATATGTGCGGTTGGAATGTCTTTCTGGGTGTGGCCTGGTATCGAGGATATTAAAACAAAGATCGAACAGGATGGCTATATTTACGGCATCTTCAGTCAAGAAATGTTTTTCACCATGCTGAAAGCGCTCGCCATCTCGCTTGTCAGTGCATTAATGGTCTTCACGGCCCTTTTTTTCTTGATGAGAGATGCATTCGCATACATGTGTTCAAGCTTTTGGATACAACTAATCCTGAACATTGGCCCGCTTATCCTTGAGATAGTAGGTATCATTCTGGCCGCAGTCGGTATTGGTATACCGATCATAGCTATTGGCATGTTTCTTGAGGTCTTCACCATTATTTGTGATATAATGAATGGGGACCTCCTCAACACCATTTTAGGCGTTGTAGGCCTGGTACCATTGGCAGGCCTACCGTTCAGTATCGCCAGAGGTGTGTCAAAGATCTTGTGATGAATCACAGGGTCAGAAATTACAGTAGTTTCCGAACTTGGTGGCAACCCTGCAGAATGCAATCAATGTGATTTACAAGAGTCACATTGATTTTTCATAGGCAAATAATACTATATACAAGCACGTAATACTTTATCCACGCACGTAATACGTTATACAAGCACGTGCTAGTTACATATTAATGTACGCATCAAAATTTTAAGTATTATATGTTGATATAGTTAATTAGCGTACATCGAGACATGATGCTACATGTAAGACGTAACCGCACTCCCTGGAAGCAAAACGACCCCCTCTGAGAATTCCAGTGTTTGATGAGTAAATGGGAATGGTTTGGACAACATGTATATATATACATGCAGATATTCATAAACATTTTGGAGGAAACTTAGGAGTCAAAATGATTTGTCCCAATGTCACTGAAACCGACTGTAAGAATCAAACAATAGGTTGAAGAGGTAAGATGCTTCTGGGTACTGGAGTTAGATACTGTAACTCTCAACAGTCAGTTTCTACTTGAATTTAGGTTCAACTCAAAGCTGAGACAGGCAGATAGAAATTGATACTTGGTTCGTGTTTGTGTTTGTGATGTACACAAACACAAACACGAACGCAAACAACAAACATGAACACGATCACTGCATGGTTCGTCACCCCAGTGCACAAGCTCCTTGCAGGCGACATCAATGGAAAGACCTATTCCCCAGGAATGCACATTGTACAAACGAAACAGATCAAGGATGGTTTCATGATCGCAACAAAGTGTGGCAATAGATTCACAGTCAAGATGAGCGAGATGGACAAGTATTTTGCCAAGAATCACCATGCCACAACGATCAAGTATCTGAAGTCAATGGAGAGAGTGCCTGATGACAAAAACTGATCCAAGAACCATGGTATATTCAGTACACATGCATAAATATCGACATACACAAATACGAATGGGCGGAACTGGTGGAGTCGCGCTGTTGGGCACTGAGACTGTCAGTGGATGTGTGATATTCAAACCAGAGAAAAGACCAATTCCTCCAAAGTCCAAGTCAAATGGGAGCGAAATGAGAGTTTTGACCAGAGTCGAATACTATTTTGAAGGACTTCCTCCTAACTCAGCACACGGACTGCATATCCATGAATGGGGAGATATACGAAACGGCTGTGTATCTACAGGAGGACATTTCAATCCATTTGGCGCCACACATGGTGCACCTGATTCAGGTCGCAACAATCGGCATGTAGGGGATATGGGCAACATAAGAACGGACCGCAATGGTGTTGCTGCAGGAGCATATTTAGATCCGTTAATCAAGTTGACAGGTAAGAACACGGTCATAGGACGCTGTGTTGTTCTACACGAGGACGAGGATGACCTTGGGCTCGGAACTGGTCCAGAGAGTCTCAGAACAGGGAACTCTGGTGCCAGAATTTGTTGCGGCATTATTGGCATTGCACCAATCGATGACGAGGACGATGATCTGTTCTGAATTCATAGGAAATACAGTCCAATGTGGAAAAATTGAATGGCTTTCTCGTCCCCCCTGGTAATACTCTGAGAAACAAACAACAAACAATGAGCGTTGACAACGAGTATCTGTGCCCGTGTGGCTCCGGACTGCAAGTTATCCCGGGATTTTACATGGTGTGTGACAAGTGCAGTGAACGGGCGTTCGAACAGGTGCATTGTGTATTCTGTGAGACTAGGCTCCCGCGGATTGAGTCTCTCACGTGTGAGATATGCAAATGCATAATGTGTCCTGAGCATGGCTATCAGGAGCAGGAATCACCCAGGTTCTGGTGCTACTCCTGCAAGGACCAATCGCTGAAGGAGTCAGTCACGTACGATTGCCGTGGCAATCTCCATTGCAGTCTGGACTTGCACGATTCCATACAGTTCTCCATGGACAACGAATGCCGCATAGGCATTGAGCAACACATCCGCCGGCTCATGAAGGAGCGAGATGAGTGGAAGGCTCGGTATGAGCAGCAGTCCGAGCTGTAGTCCTGAGCGACAGGTCCTGAGCTACAGTCCTGAGCGAGATTGGTCAGTTGAGGTGGTGACGGATTGGTGGTGGCGGTACCAATATCTGGTGCTTTGGCTGGGGCACTGACTTGTCCGAACCAAGGACTGGGATCGGGCGTGGCTCAATGATAGGAAAGACAGGAACTAGAGTTGGAACTAGGGTTGGTGTTGAGGCTGGAACCTGAGTTGGAGATGGGACTGGAACCTGAGTTGGAGATGGGACTGGAACCTGAGTTGGAGATGGGACTGGAACCTGAGTTGATGGAGTTGGAACTAGAGTTGGAACTAGAGTTGGAACTAGAGTTGGAACTAGAGTTGGAACTAGAGTTGGAACTGGAACTGGAGCTGGAGGGACTGGAGAGATGATGGGAGGCAGGACAGGGGTAGGTGACTGGGCAATTGAACAGTCATTCGCTTTTTCATCCACATAGTTCCTCTTATCATGTAGGGCACGCTCAACTGTATCATCTCGGATGAAATGGGTCACAGTGACCGGTCTCTTCTGGCCAGTGCGATAGGCACGACAGATTGCCTGGTACTCATACTCCTTACCAGTCGATCCAAGAAAATGGTGGATCAAGAAAACATGGTTCGCCTCAACCAGATTAATGCCCGATGCGCCATGGACAGAGTTCAGCAAAATAACACGACACTCTGGGTCCTGTTGGAACCTGTGGATGGCGACTGAACGACTCGCCGTAGTTCCCTCAACACTTACACTCTCGATACCAACCTCTTCGAGAGCAATCTTGAGCTGAATGAGTAGATCGGGCCATTGTGCGAAGATTAGTACTTTATCTTCCCTTTTGAGTGTAACCAATGTATCAACCACTGAGCAAATCTTCGACCCCCATAGCGAGATATTCAATCCACTAGTACTCAGAGCTTGATTCTGAAGAGTGTCTTGATCTGCCAATTTAGCAAGATGCGTCCCATCAAATGATGTCTTGCGACAGATAGGACAGCAGCGTTGTGATCCCTCCCGCATGAGCTCCATACAATCTATGCAAGCTGAGTGTCGACATCCTGGTAGGACCATGAACTCGTCGCACGGCCCTTCGAATGCACACAATGAACAATTCAGAGTGCGATCCTTTTTAAACTTGTTGTACAGATCATTGGCTGCCTCAAGGCTGGAACGCTCTGTCTCCAGAGCATACAGAGCACGTTTCTCTTTTTTGTACTCTTTGAGAATGTCTCGCGCACGGCGAAGCCCACTGTCATTATCCAATGCGACACGAACCTTAGCATTGTGTAATTTGTCCGATGTATCACACAGGAAAAACAAATCCTCTGGTTCCTTCCAGGTCTGAGTGAATGGATATTTGGGCAGAGAGGACATCGCCTCAAGCACTGAAACATGAGTCTTCAAACATACCTCGGTATCATTGATTACATTGCTCATATTGACAATGCGACTCTGGCGCATTTCAGCCTCCTTGGCCATGATCTCCTCCGCAGAAAGGAGGGACGAATGTGTTCCTGTCCCTGTTCCTGTTCCAGTTCCTGTCGCTCCAAGATTGTGGTAACACGCAAATCTGATAAGATGGTCCTGACTTGGAACAGCAGCAACCAAGGTCTCGTATAGTTGCTTCTCCTGAGAGGTACCAGTAATACTGACTGTCTTGTAGTGAAGAGGGGGGAGGTTCCTCTTAGTGTTCTTGATGACACACTTATCGAAGAACAGTTCCTTGTTACCACCACATTTCATGGGTAAGATTTCGCCCCAATCATCTTGAAATTGGAGTAGATGTGGCAGGTTTTCCAACACAGTCTCTTTCTCAAGAATTGGGGTTCCTGAAAATCCCCAGTAATACGTCGCCCGTAGTGCATGTCTGATCAGCAGGAGGAGACAATTTGCACGTGTCTTGACATCGATCACTTCATGGAACTCGTCATGAATGATACGATGCCATTTGTAGAGGTGTAGGTACTTGCTGGGAAGTTGTGAGGCAAGGTCTTGGTAAACACTTGCATCCCAGGTTGTTGGAGAGTCTGTCATCTCCGGGATCGCATGTTTGACCATGCGATGTTCAGTGAACTGTCTGCTAAGGCCGTTTTTCTGGACAAATCCTTTGCCAATATGATTGGCATTGCTCAACAGACCATAGCTCGCGATAATGACATCTGCATTTATAAGGTCCCAGTGGCTGAGAGCCTTGAGATGGCGGATGTTGGCAATCTTGATGATTCTGTAGCTGGGACCACCAGATCCTAACTCTCCACAACCTGGCCCTAAGCACTTTTCAAACTCAGAATACCATTGATCGACAATATTGTTTGGACAGAGAATCAGGGTAGCTCGACTTGGTATGTAGATATCCTCCTCTAGTCCTGGTTCAAGTTTGGGAAAAGCATCACGCCCAGTCCGTGCCAACTGGCTACAGATATGGGCGATACCGGTAACAGTCTTGCCATTGCCCATGATATCTGCCAGCAAGCCGCCATGAATTGGGAATTCACGAAATCGGGACGGTGGTTCCGTGTAGCATTGATACAGAGCCATCGTCTTGGCGGTCTCTGCAATGTCTCGCCCACTGACATAGCAGAATGGGGATCCATCTGGGCTGTCTGGATCTGGGAGAGGGTGATAGTAGTCCTTGAGATACTTGATTCGAATATCTCCACTCTCGATGCGCCTCATCCATGTAAGAGTTCTGGCCTGATAATCATATAACTTGAGGAGGAATCCTGGTGGGTCAGCGGTTGGCAGTTCGTTCTCAGAATCTTTCAATCTGATGTCGGTCGATGCTGATCTAAGGAAATGGTAGGTTAGTCTGAGGTATGGTATTGGCAGACTACCTTTTTCCCTAAATTCAGAGGCTCCCCATCTTAGGTCTACTTGCACTTTGAGAACATAATGCTCATTCAATCCGTTCTTTGGACCCGATGGAATGGTGTAAGTGCCATCCCCGTAGGCCAGAATGTTAGTTTGATCTTCATAATCATCTGGATGATATAGAGTGAGAACAAGGTATTCGGATCCCAAACGGAGAATGTCCACCCACTCATATCCAGCTTTGTAGTATAAAAGATCACAACTGGAATTATGGAATTTTACTCTCGTAGTATCTTGTTCATCAGATAGGATCGCAGTCTGAGGTGTGATTGTATGCAGAGATACAGCCATACCCTCTGGGGGGACCTTCCAATGACCTATCCCCTTCTTGGAATCAGCAATAAGACAGATACCCCGTGCGAATCGTGCATCTGAATCTGAATAAGACATCAGTATGATGTACGATGTATGATGTATGTACGTATGTGACAGATCCACCAGCCTCGCCCAGCGATTTGTCATTTTTCTTTTTCCTAAGTAAATAGTAATTGGGTATGAAAAAATTCAACATTGATCGTGGTGACCAAATTGTACAGCGTGGTGGATATGTCAAGGGATCACTGCTGAAGGTAGATGAAAAGGGCAATCGCACTTTTAGTGAGGTAATGCCCGATGGGAAACTGCGTGGAAAATATACATACAAGGATCGTAGGGAACCTGGCAAGAAAGCTTACAGAACCCCATGGATGCCTATCGCGGAGAGAGTATATACTGAGAAATGCAATGCTAAAAAGAAGGCATTGGGTGTTTCAAAAGGCGATTTCTTCTGTGAGCCGATGGTAATTCGTCTCCAGGAAACCACATTGGGCAACAATAAACATAATCTGCAGAAACGACAGCGGCAATACTATGTGATTCAGGATTTCTATCCTGAGCCACGTCGTGTTGGTGGCCGAACATATTATTACGAACCACGCTCCTGGTTTATGAAGGCGAATGAATCCGTCGAACATTTCCTGACCCGCATGTATTCTCACAAGGATGAGAAACGCAAGAATCTGCCACCCATCCCAGAGAATCTTCTGGACAAGATTGAAAGGCGGATCATGCTGGACAATTTTAATCCCAAGAATCAAAAGGATCCAGTACGCATTTCCAAGGACCAGAAGGTGACGAGAAGCACTAAAATGTCAAAGCAACAGAAACGCCTAAAACAGGCAAACAAACTGGTCCAATCCCAACAGGATCCAAGCAGCCCCAGGTTCCAGCCTGCTCAAGGTGTTCTGCACGCGCTACCCACATACAAAGCACCGATACCGGCTCCAGGCCCGGCTCTACCGCCCACTCCCGCTCCAGCCCCAGCTCAGACCATAATTCTGAATGTGGATGGGGAAGAGTTTGATACAGAGATTGGTACAGATATGGAAGATGAGATGGTCATGGAGCACTTACTAGCAGGACAGACAGAGCCATACACTCGCGGTTATGGAGAAGTATTGAGCCAGATCTTACTAAACTCACAGAATCCTGAACAGTATCATGATCTGATCCAGGTTCGGGGTGGTCGGCTCGTTGTCGACCCAAGTGCAGAGAACATTACGGGAGAGGACCTGATGGAGATCATCGATACTCTTCGTGGCCCGGGAGAGACCCTGGCTGCTTTTCTGGCAAGCTTTCCACTTGTATCACAGACCTTCATAGAAGATGAGGATGAGGATGCTGACATTGATGACCGCCTACTTGGCCTCATGACAAAGTGAGTGAAGCTCAAAGTGAAGTTTTTGAGGTACTTCAAACCTATGGCTTTTCCGGGCTTTAGGCCACCGGGACGCTCACCGGCTGGATCGCTGCGGCGGCCGACATTCCGCACCAGTTGCGCAGCTTCTCCAGGTTCGCCGGAGTTGCGATGTCGGCGCCCGCGTTGCGCTCGCGGCACCAACCCTCCATCTCCTTCTTGATCGAGCTCTCCCAGGCCGGGTTCGCCTTGATAGCGGCCCACCTGGCGATGCGATCAGGAGCGTAGTCCGCGCCCAGCTTGTCGCCCTTGCCCTTACCGTGGGCAATCCGGAAGATGGCCGAGTGCAGCACCTGAAAGGTGGTGTACGAGGACACCTTCTTCGCACCGCTGCCCTTGGCGACCGTGGGGACACCGTGGACAGCCTGGTACTGCTGCAAGAAGGCTTGCTGCTGCGCCTTGGTCATCGCGTGGTAGGTGTCCCGGACGTGTTGCTTCTTGGCATCAGAGCTGGCGTCCGCGCCGCCGGCAAGACCGGGGTAGCCCTTGGCCTTCTGGTCGGTCTGCCAGGCGTCCCAAGCGGTCTGGGCGCGCGTGCGGATCTTGCCGCCGCCAGCGGCAACAGGCGCACCTGCAACAGGCGGAATGGCGAGAGCAGGAGCAGGAGAGGCCGCGGCTGTAGCCGCCTTGGTCTGCTCCTCGAGCTGCGCCGCGAAGTGCAGAAACAGGTTGTAGATGTTGCCAGCGGTGGCATCGGTCGGGTTCTCCGCCTCTGCCACATAAGCAGCGTAGAACTGCTTTCCGAGGTCCAGGACGGCATCGGAGTAGGCGGGGGCGGTAGTAGTAGTGTTGTTAGTGTTGTTGGGGTTCATGTTGAGTAGTAAAGTGGTGATAGTAGTCGGGAAACATAATAAGTCCCTCAAAACCGACTTCATTTTTCACTCATAATATATCCTCCAGAGGATAATATGCAGGGTGTAGAGGTTGCGAACCGCGTGCGCTCCCGTATAAGGGTGCAACATAGGTTTGAGACATGCAATGGTCTCCACCATGATTGGGACACTTCGAATCAACACCTAATATCCTCTCGCGATAGAGTGGAGCCAAGATAGCTTGGATTTATCCAGGACAGCCTGGATTTTCCAGGCCATAAGGGTACTCCACTTTGATACTGTAGGATATGGATGTTGATGATGGGAGGATCAAGCCTGTCATCGTATTGAAAGTTGACAACAGTGCTGTGGCCATGGGGGATACAGTGGCTGCGATCAATGAATGGACCTGTTACTGCATCGAATCAGATAATGGGAAATGGACATACATTGGCAAGACGAATAATCTGGCGAGAAGATTGCGCCAGCATAATGGAGAGCTATCAGGAGGAGCTAAATACACCGCGGGTCGTGGCCCATTTCATTATGCGTTTTATGTCACTGGGTTTCAAACAGAGAGTCAGGTTCTCTGTTTCGAATGGGCATTGCATCATGGTGGATATGGTGGTCGAAAGAGTCGCAGGAGACCTGGGGTCACAGGAGCCGTACAAGCGCTTGTACGAGTCGTAAACAAGGACAGATGGACGCGCAAATGCCCTTTGGCCGAAACAATCCCCTTAATCATTCACGATTGTTATGTACCTGGCAAGTCCAAGGAAAAGTCTGTGATAAATATGATACCGCCAGATACCCTACCTAAATATGTGACATTGCAGAAGGAAGGCCAAGAGGATGTCAAGGAAATTTGAATACATGGTGTCTATTCGATCTCATTGCCACATACATGACCAGTTACAAGGATATTCTCAGCCTTGAACCATTTCGAAAGTTACATATATTCCTAGAGAAAGAGGCGAACAACAGATACCATGAAATTGTCAGCAATTTTCTGTGTGATGTCTGGGCAATACTATCTATGGATGAACGCTATCGGCTAAACAGGCAGATCTCTCCCGAATTGTTGGATAGTTTCTATGTCAGAATCAATCTCGAGATTAATAGAAGACCTAATCTTGACACCTTCGAACCAGTCGCAGAGGAGAGAAGCCCTCTGAAAGAGTGTCCTCTGATACAATTAAAACCACACATCCCCATTGAGAATCAGTCTGACAAAGAGCCATTGACTCCATCTGTAGAATCATCAAATTGGGCGAAGGGACTCATACCCCTGATCATCCAGAAGGGAGAGTCTCGGATAGCAGAGGATGATAGATGTATGGCAAGGACCAGTCTGGGGAAGCAATGTACCCGCAAACGACGAGCAGCTGTTCTCAAAGGTGGTGGGAAGGGTGGTGGGAAAGGTGGTAGCATCAACAAAAAGGTCAGCGGTAATGTTGGTGATGAACACCTTCTCTGCTCCAGCCATATGGTTGCGAATCCTTACGGATTAATAAATGGTGAGAACCCACATGAAAATAAGAAAAAGAGACGAGAGTTTCTGAACAAGCTACACAAAGGTACAAAAGGCATTGATCTTTCTCAGTATATTCGCACTACTGAGATAGAGTTTGAGGGGGAACATTATCTGTTGGACGAGAATGGAATCTTCTATCGACCACACGATCTCGTCATCGTTGGTCGCACTGATAATAACAAGATTTACTGGTATCAGTAAATCCTCCAAAAATCAATACATTGTGAGGATAGCTTTGGACTTTGGACATGCATACATGAGATGCATGTTGCTGTCACCATCATAATAAAAGAATCCGTACCCTTGAACAACGATTACACCAGAGCTTTTCGGTTGACTATCCAAGAGACCATCCAATATTTTCACTGGTTTGGGTGGAACATGTCCAGTATAAAACTCTGGATAGAAGTGAAACCTTACTTTAAAAGGGCTTTCAACTGGATCGCAGCTTAGCCAGGGTAGACTATTGGGAAAGGGCTGACCATCCTTCCTGGAAAAGATAAACCCGCTCCAATGCATACTTTTATGGCCACCAGGGACGCGCTCTTCTAATTGAACGTATGTATTTGTCCCTTTCAGCATGAATGGCGCTGGTCTGCGCCGCACTAATGGCGTGGCTGCCAATAGCCCTGTCGGCGGGTTTGATGCAGGCGGACCTGCATTCCAAGCTCCCAATCGATGTGGCTCATGATCATTATTATTATTATTGTGATCTTTGGCAATGGGTGGCGGTGTCCGGAGCTGTTGGAATGATGCTAGTTTCCTAACCTCAAATCCATCTATCCAAAAGAGTTTTCTCAATGCAACGATATCTCTGCAGAAATGACTGGAATAATATCTAGTCACCTTACTTGGAAAATTGCTCAAAATTACTTTTATGGGCTCAATAATCCCCTTGTGTTTGGGCAGTGCTTTCTGAGGGAAATAATTCTTGGAAACATCTGGCAGTTGTTGTGGGTCCACCGTCCCTCTCCGGATCCCGATTCTCACAAACTCTCTGAGAATGCCTTTCGGAAACCCTCGTTCACGGATATTCTTCACTGTCAACAGTCTCGGGTCATCAAATCCACGCAGAACATTTGCCCTGACAAGTCTCAACAGCTCATCTGAATGATACCTGTAATTCAGCAGCTTAAACCCAGGATACGATACGTAGGTAGGGTATTTCTTGTTCAACAATGAGAATATTTTACGATTGAAATTGTGAGTCTCTTCACCAATGATAGCATGGGGATTGGCCCCATTAATCTGCTCGAAGATCGTTGTCACATTGAGGAAACAATCTATTATTGGAAGACAAAAACTCAAACTTAGATCACATACCCGACCATCCAAATAATAACTCATCAACACGGTCGAACCTGCCTCTTCACTTGCATTGGTGCGAATCCGTAGTTTGGAACGTCCTGCCAACTTGTTTAGTGATGGAGCATCACTACCATCACCATCCCCTGTTCTGGTGTATTTGGTATTATATCTGTTAAAATATACCTTGACCTTTGGCATCTCAGATTCTCGGAGATAGTATTTCTTGATATATGGTGGTTGCGTCTGTGGTCGCGATGATTGTACAATGACCTTTTCAATATGGGTTTCACCCCGATCGACAAACCAGTGCGCACAATGGAACAAGATCTCATAGTAATCAGATATCCTGACTATACTGATATTTGGTAACTCTAACCAATTCAGATCTTCAACAAAACTTTCAACAATACCTGGTGCAGTCTCACCCAGGTGAGGGCTCCTGTCATCAATCAGTATAAACAGGTGATCTGCGTGACTGCTCTGATAATAAATAGATCCAAGATGTGCTAGGTGTAATCTCCATTCTGGTCGTAGGAGGAGTCTGGCAATCCTCTTTTTTGATGTGTTCATATGTGGAATAGCATGTAAATCACTTGTGCATCATGTGGTGACCTGTACTATTGTATCAAATTTTCATTGGAATCATCTGCTGCAGATTTGTAAAATTGATGCGACCTGATCCGCTTTTTAACCTGAAATAAATTAGGAGTAAGATTATATATGTCGCTACGTTCCGAAATAGGATATAGTGGCGCACGTGTTTCTCTTATCGAGAAGACATTCTTCGGTATCAAGAGTGCTGAGGACATCCTTCGAGAGTCAGTGTGTGAGGTCTATAATCATATCGCCACGGTCTATGACAAGCAGGATGGTCACCTTTTTGATCGGAAAATGGGCACATCTGACCGTTCAAAGGAGAATGCTCTCAGCAAACTTCCGATGAAGTGGGACCCTGGCCATTTTGGTCACATCAGACTCGAGAAACCAGTCTATCAAATCCCATTTCTGCCCAATATCATCTCAATCCTGAATGTGGTTTGTCATCGCTGTTCAAGTGGACTGGTAGATGCAAGAGAGCCAGAGAGACGACGCCAAATTCTCGCTCGAAAGGGTAAGGCACGATTCGCTTACTATCAGAGCCTATTGAAGGATTCAAAGCTTGGGTTTAACAAGAATTGCTGGAATTGTGGAGCGTGTGTTCTCAAGTTTGTCAAGGATACCAAGGATGGTAGCCCGAAAATCAACGTCAAGGGTGGAATGCCCTCTCTGAAAGGGGCTTCCCCACCCAACATCCTTGCTGATGTGGAGACCTGTGAGAAACAGGCTGCCAAGGGTGCTGCTGCCGATGTTAGTCAGGCCCAACAAAGCACTGATGCAGTCGATGGCGATGGTGGCGATGGTGAGGGCGGAGATAGTGGTGAGGGAGATGGCAAGAAGACACAATTCAACTTCATGAACCCAGAGGTAGTTCACACTATTTTCCGGAAAATTACCGATGATGATTGCGAACTACTTGGCTACCCTCCCCAGCACTCTCGACCAGAGTCGATGATCTGGACGGTCATGCCTGTTCCTCCTCCCCCAATGCGCCCTGCGGTGACGAATGAGTCTGGACAGACTGCTGATGATGACTTGACTTATAAGCTCAATGACATTATCAAGACAAACAATCAGATTCGCGACCTTCTATCCAAGGAACAGTCTGAAAAAGAGAGGAGGAACCTGTACAACTGGTGGAGCCTTCTTCAATACCATGTGGCCACATATGTCGATAATGAGATTAGCAATATTCCTGCTGCGGTCAACCGATCTGGTCGTGCCTATCGAACATTGCGTCAGCGTCTGAATCACAAAGAGGGTCGAGTTCGCGGCAACCTCATGGGTAAGCGTGTGGATAAGTCCGCACGTAGTGTTATCACTCCAGATCCAAACATCAGCATTGATGAGCTGGGTGTTCCCTTCGTAGTCGCGGATGTCCTCACTCGCGAAGAGATCGTCACCCCTCTCAATGTGAAAAGACTCACACAACTTGTTCGAAATGGTCCCAAATGGCCAGGTGCCAACTGCATCGAATACAAGAGCAGTAGTGATCTTGAACAGCAAATGGGTGGCCAATCACGTGGCAGTTTTAAGTGCAGTCTAAAACACATCACCCAGATGCAACGAGACAAGATTGTTTTGAATCCCGGAGATGTGGTGCATCGGCACTTGATGAATGGTGATATTGTTCTATTCAATCGCCAACCATCTCTCCACAAGATGAGCATGATGGGTCACCGAGCAAAGATTCTTCCAGGAAAGACATTCCGCCTCAACCCAAGTGTTTGCACTCCATACAATGCTGATTTCGATGGTGATGAAATGAACATGCACGTACCCAACAGCAAACAGGCATCATATGAGCTGCAGGCACTCACCCTTGTTCCCACACAAATCGTTAGCCCACAAGCGAGTAAGCCAGTCATGGGCTTGATTCAGGATGCTCTCCTTGCGAGTTATCGTTTTACTCGTATTCGATCCAAACCACACCTGAACCTGATGCACCTGATGACACTGCTTGATTGGACAAGTGGTTATGATGGCAGTCTTCCTGACCCATCGAAACCGGAACCTACGCCAATCGTCCTCACACCAGAGGTCATCGCTGCTAAGGAAGCTGTCGCGGTTGGCACTGGCACCGAAGTCGATGAGGAGACTCTGGAACGCGAACTCCATGAAGAGGAGGCTGAAGAGCGCGAGGAGCTTGAAGCAGAAGAGCAGACAGGTCGCAGTCTGCGATGGGATTCAAAACATGTCTTTTCGACATTTCTCCCCAAGGTCAGCTACTATCTGAATCGTAACGAGGATGGTGCAGAGCAAGAACAGAAGAACATCCTCCGCATCGAGGACGGCAAAATGTCAAGCGGATTCTTCGACAAACAGACATTCGGTACCAAGAACAACAGTCTGGTTCATGTCACTTGGAATGACTGGGGACCAGAACCTACTCGTCATCTGTTCGATGATATGATGAATGTCGGAATGCAGTGGCTTGCCATTGATGGTTTCAGTGTCGGTCTCGATGATATGTACATCTCACGCAGTGATTATGATGAAATTCACCACCAGGTTCGTGAAAAGGTTGCAGAGGCCAAGGTAAAGATTGAGTTCCTACACCAGGGACGATATCCGATTATTGGTGAGGACCAGAAGCGTGATTTTCACAAAGCCGTGGTACATGAGCTTGGCTACTGGCTCCCTCGTGACCGTTTCTTCTTCTCAGATACCGGTAAGCCCATTAATGAACAGTTCGAGGCAGATATCTATGTCGTTCTCAATGGAGCTCGCAAGATTGCTGAGGAGGCTACTGGTAAGAAGCTGAGTCCAGATAACCGCATGGCGAGCATGGTTGAGTCCGGTAGCAAGGGTAGCAAGACCAACTTGGTCCAGATTATCAGTCTGCTGGGACAACAGGAGCTGGATGGCGGTCGTGTCCCTGATGGCTATCTGCGTCGCACTCTGCCACACTTTACTAAGGATAGCATTACTCCAGAGAGTCGTGGTTTCATTGATAAGGGCTATCTGCTCGGACTGGATGTCACCCAATACTTTTTCCACGCTATGGCTGGTCGTGTGGGTGTCATCAGTACAAGTATTAAGACGGCTGAAACTGGTTATCTGCAGCGCCGTCTGATGAAGGCTCTCGAGGATTTGGGGGTCCGGTACGATTGGTCGGTTCGCAATGCCAATGACATCATTCTCCAATTCTTCTATGGTGGTGATGGTTTTGATGCCAGTCGGCTTGAGGTTCAGAAATTCGACTACCTCACTCTGTCTGATGACAAGTTCCGCAAGATTTATCGGTACAATCCATTCGATACTGCTCATCCAGAGAACCTGTTCGCACCTAACATCGTGGCTGATCTTGAGGATGATCCTGCAAAGTATAGCAAGATCCTTGAAGAAGAGTTTCAGAGACTGAGTAAGGACCGGGATATTCTTCGCACCGAGGTTTTCAAGCATGGGGTCCCAGACAAGATTCTCTTGCCTGTCAACTTTCCACGCATGATTGAGAATTTCCAGTACCGATTCGCTCTACGCAAGGGATCTGGTTTGGCCGATCTGAACCCAGCACACGTGGTCCTGGAGGTCCGCAAACTGATTGCCAAGATCCTGGAGGAATATCAGGTCCCAACATTCAATGAGAATAGGGATTTCATTGTTCTACAGGCAATGATCCGCTCCCACCTGGCCAGTAAGAAATTGGCGCACAAGGGCTACAATAAGGAAGCATTCGACTATCTGATCCAGGATGTCTACCGCAAATTTCAGGAGGCATTTGCAGCCCCTGGCGAAATGGTAGGTGCAATTGCAGCACAGAGTGTTGGTGAACCCAGTACACAAATGACTCTTGATACCTTTCACAGTACCGGTGTTGGTGAGAAGGCGAATGTCAGTCGTGGCGTGCCTCGCCTGAAGGAGATTATGCGCGTCACCAGTGCTCTCGAGACTCCCACTGTGACTGTCAGCATCAATCCAACCTACCTGAATCAGAAACGGTCAGAAGATGACGAGAGTAAGCTCGAACCGAAAGACCGGGCCATGCTCAATGCACAGGAGTTGGCGAGCAATATCGAGTTCACAACGATGAGGGATATTGTCAACTCGGTCAAGATCATTTATGCGCCTGATCTTGAGGAGGGAGTGACTGATTATTCCGATGCTGACAAAGGCTTCCTTGAGAGCTACAATGAATTCATGGGAGATCTGTTGACCCCAGAAAAGAAACAGGAGTTTCCATGGGTTATCCGTATGGACTTCCAGGAGAGACTGATGGCTCAGAAAAACATCACCATGGAGGATGTTTACGCCGCTCTAGTCAAAGAGCAGGGAACCACACACCCTGGCTTCAAAGATATCAAGGAGATCCAATTCGCTGTTTCGGATACGAATGGTCCACTTGATGGTATCAACGTGGGTGGCGACTCCCTCTATGTTGCACGTATCAATGTTCAGAATGAAAGCATTCGAAACAACCCAATCAATCTGGTCCGATACCTAGAGCGCGTCCTACTCGAGATCAAGGTTAAGGGTATCCCTGGAATTGACACTGCTCGCGTCCGATTTGTTAAGCAGAAACCATTCTATGCTGAGAATGGGTCACTCGACCACACATTCGATTATGAGATTGATACCAATGGTGTTAATCTGGTGGATATCTGGAACATGCGTCACATCAATCCCGAGGCTACCTTCTCAAACCACATTATCGAGGTGTACGAGACACTCGGTATCAATGCTGCTCGCAATCTGATCATTGATGAAATCACAGAGGTGATGGAATATGCTGGTACATACGTAAATCCACGTCATATCGAGATCCTCGCAGACCTCATGACAAGTCGAGGATACTTGATCTCAGTTGATCGTCACGGTATGAGCAAGGGTGACAGTGGACCATGGGCTCGCGCCAGTTTCGAGGAGACCACTACTCAGATCTTCCGCTCTGCTATGTATGGCGAATCCGACCCCATGTCTGGTGTCAGCAGCAACATCATGACTGGCCAGTTCATCAAGGCTGGTACGAATGCTTTTCGAATTGGTCTTGATGAGACCATGATCCAGACGGTTCAACCACCGAAACAGGACATGTTGCTGCGCCGCCAACAGATTGCAGAAAGCAAAGAGAAACTGAATACGGAAAAGGCCAACACAGTTGCCGAGTATTGCGACCAGAGTGCCAAGGATTCGTTCAACTTTACATTCGATTTCTAAATTCAA